CCCGCGGATAGGACGATTTTTCTGCACGTTCGGCTTTGGCTCACCCGCCGCCGAAATCAGGCAATAAAAAAGGCGCGTCCCGTCACGGGAACACGCCTTCAAAAAACTGGTTGGAAGTCGGGCTACTTTTTCTGCAAGCCCAACTGGATTTTCTGGATAGAGGTCAGTTCACCTGAATTATTCGCAGGTGAACGGTTACCTTTACCAGCGGGCGAACCGCTGCCAGAAGCATTTGTGCCTTGGTAAAATTTAGGCTTTTGCTTCTTGAAGTTTTCACCAAAGAATGCGTCAACGGTGAGATCGGAAGCATTGCCGCTGTCATCTTTGACAACGACGTTGAAATTATCGTCGAGGGCAAAACGACCACGTGTAAGCGTCAGCACGTCATCCACGTCATCAGCAAAAACGCCAGCCTTCATAACGGCGCGACGGATTTTGTCGTCGAGGATATAATTTTTCTTGTCGCTTTCAGAACGCTCGACAGCCTCAGTAGATTTTTTGAGTTTCTTTTCAAAGTCGGCTTTGAGGTCGGTGAGTTCTTTGGAGAAATTGCCTTTGGCTTTTTCAAGAGCTTCCTCGTATCTGCCTTTTGCTTCTAAAGTCTCGCGCTCACGCTGCTCTTTTTCGGTTTCCCACTCTTTCTCTTTTTCGAGCAGTTTGCCGTATTTGTCCTTGTCGATGCTTTCCAGCTCTTTTGCCGACTTGGTGTATTTGGTTTCAAAATCGCTGCGGATTTTGCGCTCACTGGCAAGTGCCTTGTCCTTAGCGGTCAATGCAGCAAGCAGTTCTGTTGGGTTAACGGCATATTTGCCATCATCGGTTTTGTGATAGAGCTTTCGCGACTCTTCAGGAATTGCGTCAAGATTGTCAGTGTTTAAGGGTAGGTTTTGCATGGGGTCTCCTTTGGTTGTGGCCTCTCGCCGTTGAAAAAGCGCGCCCCAGCTTCCCGCTAGAAACGCGCAACAAAAAAGCCGCTCGGAAATCCGAAGCGGCTTTTTATCTCGGTGCTGATAATCAGCTTATGTGATGTATGTCTTTCTGCCTTTTTGCAGACAGCTCACGCATAGCATTCTGGTAATGACTGGTTTCAACTCATTATCTTTACGCATGACCTTGGTATGCACTGGTATAAACTCTATGGTATCAACACCTTCAAACCTCATGCACACATGACAGGTAACTCTTTCGTCATCACCTGCTTGCAACTCAGCTCTAGGACTTTGACCGCCCTCGATAACTGAAAATCTTTTGATATTTTTTCCATTTTCCATATCCGCATATTATAGCGGATGGACAATTTATTGCAACTTTGCAAAGGCGTTTTTTTCATGTTTTCGTAATTCGTCGAGCGTGTAAACCTCACCCTTGAAATCCACGAAGCGGTCAAGCGTCAGCCCGCCTTCATTAAAGAGCTTTGCCTTGGTTTTTCCTAGCACGTCTTCGACCACATCTTTCGACTGTTTTTTAAGCCAATCCTGATAAGTGAGAGTTTCTGGCACTTGCCCATCCATTGATGCGCGGGTGCTTTCAGTAAGCTCCTTGGCATCAATGCCCAGCTCCTGCCATGATTTCAGAATTGGTGTTGAAGATGAACGGCAATTTGGATGACGTGGCGGCATCGGGCCCGTACTCAGGTCGAACACCTGACCATCAAGCGAAGCACATATCACGGTAGTGCGTCGATCAAGTGTTGCGGTAAAACGCCATGCTTTAACGACCGATTCATTGGCACAATAGAGTTCATCGCGTGCGCGTGCGGTGATATGTGTGATGGATGTGCGTACCAGCCTTTCTACATCATCACGCGAGCGTTGCAGGATGCCATCTTTGTAATTCAGTGCTTTGCTGCCGCGAATGCGACGGATGATGTCAGGCGTGGTTTCACCCTCGATAACGCCAATACGGATTGCCTGCTCAATGCGCTTCACACTTGCAGCATCCAGGTCTTTTACCTCGTCAGCTATGAAACGCCCTTGCATTGGCTTACTTGTCACTAACGCAGAGAGAGTTTCTATTGCTGGACGGATAAGCGTAATCTCAACGGGAAGCAGTTTTTCAATAAGGTTAGCGTTAAAATCTGATTCGTAATGAGCTGTATCAGCCAGCTTGTTATTCAGGCGTTCTTGAAGGATTTTGTAGGTTTCGTTACTGAGTTTTAGAACCTCATCAAGCATCATCCGCAAACGACGTTGTGCAAATTCAGTCAGATCCGCGCGCGAAAGTTTGGCAATGATGTCGAGCTCGCTTTGATTAAGCAAGTCCTGCATCTCTCGCACCACCTGAGTTGAATAACGTTGCAGGTAAATTTGATGCTGCACACCGGCATGAAAGAGGGCTTCATTGATGTTTTGCATGATTATGCTGTGGCTGATGAGTTGTTGATTGGCGGATCAGTTCTGCCTTCGGTTTCAATGCGGTCAATTTCTTCTTCAATATCAAGCTCGTTACGCAAAACATTGCGGCGTTTAAGTTCAGTGAGATATGATTCACGAGAAAGTTCACCAGACAGCCGTGATTTTAGAAGCGTGTCTTCGTCTTTGCCGGAAATCAGAGATAGCCCGAAATCTTCGTTGATATTGACTCCGCCCACCGCTTCAGCTGGCAATTTCGACCAGAGAGCCATAAGCATAAATGCCTGTTGCATAGCATTCTCTAGGCGGCGCACCATGTCTTGCAGTGCGGAATGGGATTTGGCGGTATCCAGCGATGCAGCGGTTGCCGTTGTGCCACCAGAACGCTGCATGAGTAACTGCCCACCCATTGCATCCATTTTTTCTTCAAGGTCGCGGATTGATTGCCGGCCACTATCAACGGCTGCACCTGTATGTTCGACAAAGGTAAGTTTTGACTGCGGGTCTTCCGACATAATCATGCGGTTAGGACCGATTTCGATGTCCTTCTGGTCTTGAGAGAAACCTGCGCCGTGCAATAGAGGGAAACGAATGAAATGCAGGATATGTTCTTGGTCGGATGAGGACTGCCAGTGCAAAACGTTGAGATGTGCCAAATCCAATAATGGCGGCTTGGCTTCCATATAGCCAGTTTTGCCAGTGTAAAAAGTCACGAGAGGAATGCGCCCAAGCGAGATTAAGCCTTGGTCAACAATGACCCATTCTTTCTTTTGCAGCTCATAAAGCTCAAAACGGTCAGGATAAAGAACTCGAATGCGCTGGATGCATTTTTCGCCCCATTCTCCGTCAGCCTCCGTGCTGTTTTCACGAAAGCGCACCTGTGTAAGCGTGCGCACACCATTAATCAATTCTGACCGCCAACCGATTAAATCAGCGGCACGAACAGGCACAATATAAGGGCGTGTCTTTAGGCTCTGCTCATCTGCCAGTGTCTTTTCACCGTCATTGCGTGGATGATCGACAAGCAGATGAACGAGTCCATCGGTCAAGCCATATTCAAAGATTTCACGGCAAAAAGTGGTGACATTGCTGCCGCAAAGGTCGATGTCTTTGCTCCATTCTTTGATTTGTTCTGGGGTGTCTTCGAGCAAATTCACAGGCTTTGAAAATGGCTTCCCAACTAGCTTTTGCACCGTATCCGCAAAAGCATTGTAGAGAACCGAACGCGACAAACGATTGCGATATGCAGCGACGCTTTCTTTGGGTTCACGCGGAAGATATTTTTGCCCAGCTTCACGCATAGCTTCCGTGCCACCCATAAGCGTAGTGACCAGCTCAAGGTCACTCAGCATATTCAGATATGCTTTTGAAGGCGTATCAATGGTTGGTTTCTTAGGCATGAAATTATAACCTGAATTCGTTACTGGTTTGTTTTTCGCCGCCGCCCATTATGGCGTAGCGAGTTTCGTCTGCTGCGTGGTCTTCCGAGTCGGTGTCCACGTCATCAGGGTTTTTGCTGTCACGCTGCAAAACTGGCACTGTGCGTATCCAGTCAACACAGTTTTCAAAAACCCATAAGCCCGCACTTTCTGGAACATCCTTAAAGCTAGCTTCCATCATGCCGCGCATCTTCTGCCAGCCAGCAACACGATTGTTGTCAGCTTTGGAAAATGTAATCATCCCGCCGGCATCACGTGCGCCTTCACGCAGCTGGTCATAGATGCTAGGCCCACCAGCTTTGATAAAGATGGATGGATCAGCTACGCAGCTGCGCCAGTTATAGCCCTGACTGCGGCTGACGATGCCAACGCCAACCTGTTTGTTATTAAGGTTTAAGCCAGTGTCGGGCTTGACATAACCTTGCGTGTCTTTTGCAACGGTGTACCACTCACCCACTCGGATAAGCGAACCGCGAGGGAAATGTATGTTGAGATTTTCAACAAGGCTTCCGTCGCTTTCCGCCCATAAGCCAAGCGAGGATGGTTTTGCCGAACCCCAGTCGAAAGAGCGGCGCATACGCCAGCTTGCAGGAATCTTGAATGGAGTAAGGATTTGCTTTGCAGGGCTCCAAACATCATCAAAGAAGCCACCGGCTACAATGTCCCAGATTCCAAAACGCCATGCTTTAATCAATGCGGCAGATCCCGCCTGTAAAAGACGGCGTTCATACCCAGGGTCTTTTTCCATCAAAGCAGGATTGTCTTCGAGCTTTGCGGGAATGAATACACGTGTTTCGCCACTAACGGGGTCGATAATCCGCGTGTAACCTGATGGCGCCGGAGTGATGTAGCGTTGTTTTACCCAGTTATGTCCTGCACCGCCGGGGTTGCCTGTCAGTCGCAATTTAACTTTTACGCCGTGAGCAGAACGCAACGTAGCGCGGATGCGGTCAATGGCTGCTGGTGTCGGCCAGTTGGTCACTTCCTCGATGCAAATCCAAGTGTAGCTGTGACCTTGATAGTTTTCAGCGTCTTTCTCATCCCAGAGATGGCGCAGTTTTAAGGTCGCGCCGTTTGGAAATAACCAGAGCTGGTCACCCTTAAGCCATAATGCGCCAACTTTAGGGAAAATTTGCTGTGCGCGGAACTGGACTTCTTCGAGTTGTTTGTACGTGCGACGGAAGAAAACCCCACGCGCATATTGTCCGTAACGGCTTGCATGGATAGCAAAGTCACCGAGCATTCCGTCGGTTTTGCCGCCGCCGCGCGCGCCGCCATAAAAGACTTCATAAATCTCACAAGAAACCAAGGCTTCTTGCGGCCCAGGCTGAGGACGCCAGATTGTTATGTGGTTTTTTACACGCTCTTTGGTTTGAATTTTGCTTCCCATGCGTCATCATTCTCGATTGCGGCTGGGGCTTCGATTACGAACTTGAGCGATTCGCCATTTGCACCTGAGAACTCCTGACGCTCGGTGTATCCTCGGTTTTTGCCCTTGGTTTTAAGAAAGAAAATGATGGCGGTCAGATCGCCTTCACCAATTTTCTCTGCAAGTTTGCCCTCTGCCAAGTCGATGCGTGACGCTTCGCATTCCTCGACTACCCGTTGCAGGCGCTTGTTTGCCTTGACGTAATTGGTAACCGTGCTTGGCGCGCAACGCAGCTTATTAGCAGCAAGATATTGCAAGCCCGCAGAATCGCGAAGTGCTTGCTCAATCTCAGCCTGTGTGAATTTCCGTTTCTTTGGCATTGTCGGCAGTTTCCTCGGTTGCCTCTGCCGGAGCTTGTGCCTTCAGTTGCTCAAGACGTTCCATTGCCAGGTCAGCCAGCTCGCGGATGGCAACGGCATTATTGAAAACGTTTTTGAATTCTTTGACAGCAACGATGGTTTCAAAAAGCCGCGCATAATCATCATACGCAGCCAGCAGATAGGTTTTCTTTTCGTTAGGTTTGCCCAAGCGTTCCAGATACGCCATGAACGCTTCTTTTTCCTGCGGAAGGAATTGCAGCACGATTTCTTCATACTGCGGTGTGCCGATCGCAAGGCTGTCGATATTCAGTTTTTCCAGCAGATTGAATGAATCATCCGTTAAGCCAGAATAGGCTTTGTATTCCATCGTCAGCGTTTCATAGAGCTTGCCGAGGATGTTTGGGTCATCCTGCCCAGTGATGGCATTATGCGAAAGCTGCAATGCAAGTCTGCGCTCTGGTGTCAGGTAGCAC